ATCTAAGAAGCTAGGGCTAACCCGCGACCAACTCGCGGCATTCCTTAGTGATCATGAACAGATCAGACAGTTTGAAAATCTGTTCAACATTGTTGATACTGAGGTTGCACCTGATGCTGTTACACAGGCTACGATCTTAGCTGGCAATGCGCAATCATCTGCGAACGAAGCTTTGTCTTATATCGCGGGAATGGTATCTGCTTTAGACCTACTACAGAAAGCTCCTAGCGCGGCATCGCAGGAGCAGATTGATAGCCTGCAAGATCAGATTACCGCACTGCAACAAATGCCTCCACCAAAGGAGTTTCGCACTCCGCGTTACGGATCGTTCTATGATACGACTGATCAGGTGGCGGCCTTAATAAACACCGCCTACGCATTTACGTACAACACAACCGATTTATCGCAGGGTGTCTATATCGGGTCGCCAACGTCGCGAGTTTATGTGGATCGGCCCAACGTCTACAATATTCAGTTTTCGGCTGAGTTCATCAATACGTCCGGCGGTACTGCTAACGCATGGATTTGGCTACGCAAGAACGGAACTGATGTAGCTAACAGCGCCTCGACCGTCCGCGTGCAAGGAAATAACACTGAACTTGTGGCAGCATGGAACTTTCTGTTACAAATGAACGCAGGTGATTATTTTGAATTGATGTGGGAAGTGTCGGATATTGCGCTGTCGCTCCATTCAGATCCAGCGACTGCAATTCATCCTGCCATCCCGTCCATCATTTTGACTGTGACGGATAACGTCAGCACTTTGGAGGTTTAATATGGCTGTTGTCACAAAGGTTTTGATCGCGGCCAAGACCGCTGAGAACGTCCAGACTACGCAGTATACTGCGACTAACGTAACAACGATCATTGATAAGTTCACCGCCACCAATTACAGCGCCAACGCAGCAACGATTAGCGTCAATCTTGTTATCTCTGGGGGTAGCGCGGGCAATGACAACTTGATCGTTAAGACCAAGACGCTTCAGCCCGCAGAGACGTACACTTTCCCGGAATTAGTTGGTCAAGTCATCGCTGCCGGTGGATTCATTTCTACGATTGCTGGATCTGCGACAGCTATCAACATTCGTGCATCAGGTCGGGAGATCACCTAATGGAAAAGCCCATGTTCATGATTGAAGGCTTCGGCGGTCTCCGCGAAAGCAAGCCATTCATTACTACCGCTGAGAACAAGAAGAACACTCAGATCGCCATTGATGACTGGATGCTTGGCCCTGAGAATCCGACCAACGAGCGTGGTGCCAATGCTCCATATTGGCGCGCTCTAGGCCGTGCAATGCGCGTTGATGAAACTGAGGCTCGTCGTCGTCGCTGCTCGAATTGTAATTACTATAAGAATGACACGCTAACTCAGGCAAAGATGGAAAAGATCCCTTGGAACGAATGGGACGTTGAAGCGGGCTTCCGTGGCTTCTGCACTAAGTTGAACTTCATTTGCCATGATCTCCGCTCCTGCCAGGTTTGGGAGGAAAGGGAATTTGAATCTGAGGATTGACTGTGATAAGGTCGAGCTACCGAGCGTCATTGAGCAGCCGGTAGCTCCCCTTTAAGAGGTTACTATGACGCATTCACAGGAAGGCATCAATGGATCATCGCAATCTAGCGAACCATTAGGTGCGCCTGTTATCCGTCACGCTACCATTGATGACGCAGAGCAAATTGCTATTCTCGGCAAGCGGTTTCATGAACAGGCCGCGTGGTCTGATATTTTCAATTATAATGTTGGGGATTGTGTAACGTCGCTAGAGCAATTCATAGGCAAGCCTAACTTCATTTGCATGGTTGCAGATGATGGTGGCCGGTTTGTCTCCTTTGGCTCTCTAGTGATGGCACCAGTTTATTTTAATCATTTGCACTTATCCGCTGAAGAACTCTTTTGGTGGTCTGATCCTGAATCGCCTTATGTTGGTGTTGGGCGGAAGCTAAAGAAAGCCCTTGAGTTTGAAGCTAAAGCTAGAGGGGCATCATCAGTGCAAATGAAGTCAATAGATTTGCTTAATGGCAATCGGATGGCGCGGTTGTATGCCCGCGATGGTTATCGTCCTAGTGAGCATTCATTTATTAAGAGGCTAGTATAATGGCTATCGGAACAACAGCAGCGATTGCTCTTGGCGCTGGCGCAATCGGTAGCGCGGCTATTGGTGCTATTTCCGCCGGCAAGGCTGGCGCGGCACAAGAAAGAATGTCTCAGGCTGGCATCGCGGAACAACGTGCCGCCCGCGAAGAACTTCGTAAGTTACTCACCCCTTATGTTGAAGCTGGAACCCCAGCCCTACAGGCTCAAATGGGTGCTGTTGGTTTACGCGGTCCTGCTGAACAGGAGGCTTTTGTCCGTCAACAAGAGCAAAGCCCGCTGTTTCAAGCATTAGCGCAGCAGGGTGAGGAGGCTATGCTTCAGCAGGCTTCTGCTACTGGTGGCTTGCGCGGTGGTAACATTCAGGGAGCTCTAGCTCAGTTTCGTCCGCAGCTTCTGAACCAATTCCTTGAGCAGCAGTATAATCGCCTTGGTGGCTTAACTACACTTGGCCAACAGTCTGCCGCTGGTGTTGGTTCGGCTGGTATGCAAACTGCTGGCAGCATCGCTGATCTTCTGGCTCAGGCTGGTGCGGCTCGTGCTGGCACTGCATTGGCGCAAGGCAAGGCATTTAGCGCGCCGTTTAATCTGGCTAGTACCTTGGGTGGTATGTCTGCTGCTAAGTCTATGGGCCTTTTTAATTAGGGTTTAATTTATGGTTCAGCCTTACGACTATTCCCTTGGAGTCCCGTCACCGCAGGAATCATTTCTTGCTGGTGTTCAGACTTGGCAACAGCAGCAGCAAGTTAATGCTGATATGGCTCGTGCTCGTGCTGCACAAGCTGAAGTGGATCGCAAGATTGCTGAAGTTGAGCGTAAGGCGCGGGTTTTTCAAACGCGTCTTGGTCCGAATGCGACACTCGAAGATCGCAACGCGGCTATGCGTGAATTGCCTGATGAAGTGAATGCCATTCAAACTTTATGGTCTGGAATGGAGCAAGGCAGGCGCAACGCCTATCTTGAAGCTGGCCGCACTGTTTACAATGATCTTATGCCTCGTCCAGATGGTACAGTAAATATCGAGGGCGCGATTGCCAATCTAGACACACGTGCTGAAGCTGCGAAAAACAGCGGAGATACAGTTCTAGAAGGCCAGTTACGCGGATTGGCTAAGACTTTACGCGAACAGCCGGGAAGCGCCCGTGCATTGCAGGGCGTTATTGACTTGCAGGTTCGCGCTGTCGATCCTGAAGCAGCTGATAAGATGACCGGCATGGGTGACGTAGCTACTAAGATGCGCGCTGCTGGCATTGATCCATATGGCGAAGAGGGCCGCAAGCTCTTTGGCAACATCGTGTTTAAGCAAGGCCAGATCCTTGTCCAAGGAGCGCCTATTCCGTCACAATACGGCGGTGGACAATACACCGGCACTTTGGAAAATTACTTGGCAGCCTATGGGACTGGTGGCGGCGCTGGTGGACAACCTCAGCAACCAGCAGCATCGATAATTAAACCGCGTTCTCAGCGTCCAAATATGACTGATGATGAATTGATCAGTTGGGGTAACAAGGCCGCTAGAGAAGGCATTAATGTTGAATATATCTTTAGACAGTTGCGAGAATGGGGAGTTAACCCGTAATGGCTGAGCAGAATCCTTTTGCACACCTAAAGGCTCAGCCTGCCGCAGAGCCTCAACGAGCCGCTCCTACTGGCCCTGTTGGGGTAGTTGTACCTAAAGAGCCGGAAAAACCTAAAGAACCTGCTGCTGGATACGAACCAGATCCTAATCGTCCTGGATCTTGGAGGCCAATTCCCGGTGGTCCTGCTGATCCTCAGGTTAAAGGTCTCACTGAAAGTGAATCTAAAGCGGTAGGCTTTTATCAACGTATGAGATCTGCTGAAACGCAGATGAAGCGTATGGGGATGGGGCCGCAAGATTGGTCAACGCTCATTCAGCAGCGTATCTCTCCAACTTTCTCTCGCGCTAACTTGTCAGATAGG